AACCTCGTCTAATCTTTGCTCCCATTTTTTAAAAAATTTATTTATTATTTCTATAGCTTCTGCTTCTGCACCTTCAGCTTTTTCTCCTTTAGTTCTTTTTCTAAGAACTTCCCTGTACCAATCATCTTGAGATAAAACTGGGTCTTTAGTTGCACCTGCTTTTTTTACACGCGCTGTTACTGATTTCCCATACAGCTCTACCATATCAGCGTGTGCGCTTACCCATTCTCCATCCATAATCTTTGCTTGTTGGTATGTAGATGGGCCTTGAGATAAACCTAATTTATTTAAATTTAATGAATAACCACTATCTGATGCTAAATTAACAATAGCTTTTTTAGCCATGTCTGGATATTTGCTATTTAAAACTCTTTTTAAAGGATTGCTTATTAAAGAACCAACCCATCCACCTGCTGCAATGTTGTACTTATCTGTAATTTCAGCGCCATCATCTTGCAATCTTCTTATAGCAAGTTCTTGGTCAATAAGTTTATTTCTATTTATTAACTCTTCTTTTTTAAAACTTATATTTAATAATGCATTACCCTCAACAGGAGTGCCATCTTCAAAAACACCTTTGTTTAATATTTTCTCATAACCAAAAATTGTTTTCCCATTTAAACTAGATTCATTTCTTAAATCATCTCTTGATTTATTAAAAAACTTTTTTCTAGAACCTTCAGATTGCGCTAATCTAATTTCATCATTGGTCATTTGACCAAGAGTACTAAATTCAATACCTTGATTGTAAGATTCATTCCCAGTATCTACCAATCTATTAAGTGCAGCATTTCTTCTAGCCATAGGAACAGCGACTGCACCAGTAATTAATCCACCAGCAACAGCAGCAAACCCAATATTAAGAGCAGATTCACTTACAGTAGCAAGCGGATCAAGTGGATAACGAATAGCTTCTAAACCAGTTTGCAAAGCACCAATACCAACAGCACCTCTTACTGCTGCCTTACCTACAGTTAATGCTGGCCCACCTAAAGGTAATGCTATTATATTAATTGGATCAAAAAGACCTGCACCTAACTGCGCCCAAAAACTAGATTGAGATAGTATGTCTCTTCTTGTTTTATTTTCTTCTATTCCTCTTTTCATGCTTGCCATATGATCTGCATTTCTAGCATAGAGTAAATGATTTTGATATTCTTCGTATCCTTCTAAATCATTCTCAGGAGCATACTCCATATCCAATTCTGGAAATTGTTTTTTATTATAAAGATGTTCAAGAAATGGATCGTATTGATAACCAAGCGAAGCGCCTACTGTTGTCCAAAAAGGAACAACTTCATTTGACACATCTATTGGCATTTGAAAGTGACTTCTTAATTGAGGCAAACTAATTGACATATCTAATCGCTCATTATGCTTAACTTTTTAGCATCTTTATTTCTAAACTCGTTTATTTTTTGCAAAGTTATATTACTTTCTTTTGCTTCTTTAATTAACTTTTCACTAATTTCTTTTTTGCTTAATCTAAATTTATCTCTAAAATCTTTTATATATTGTTCGTTAGCACCAAAAACGAGCGGTTCTGTTTTATCAGATTCATCACTAGGTTTTCTTATTAATGTTAATGAACCATCGTTATCTTGTTTATAAGCAACATATACAACAGATTGATTAGTACCTTCTAATGGTATAAGAATTGCATTACCTTTTTCACCTATAATTCTTTCGTATCCAGTTAAAGTTTTTTTCCCACGTTTAATAGGGCCAAAAGTATAACCTAAAGCACTTAGTTCTTCGCTTGCGTTTCTAATAAATTCTTCTTTAACTTCTGGTTCTGGAAATATTTTAGCAAGTGCGTGTCTTGATCTGTCAGAATTTTGATTAGCAAAATCTGTTACATAACCTTCTGTTTTAGGAAATCTTTTTTTAAATATATCAACAACCATTTTTCCAACTGTTTCTTTATTTGCATTTTTTTGAATAACTGCATATTTTACAACCTCTTCTAAATAATCCCTGGCAATTCTATCATTTGCAATATCAGTTCCGTAGTCACCAAACCATTTTCCGTCTACTTCTTTAAGAAATTCTTTTGCACTATCTTTTTCTAAAACTAATTTTATTTGATCTTGAAAATCTGAACTTTGCATATCATTAGCAGCTTTAATGTAATTTAAAACATTTTCTGTGCCAAACATATTAGCTAATTCAGACGCTACTTCTAACTTAGCTCTTGTTGAATCAGGTAATTTACCTTCAAAAAAATCTACAGCTTGAGTTGTTTCTAAATGACTTCCATTAGAATACATAGAAAATAATTGTAACAATGCAGCTGCTTCTTGTTGTGTGTAGTTACCTAAATTGTTAGCTAAATTTTCTAAAGAACTTCTAAAAGTTTTAGGAATCGTGCCTAGAGTTACAAAACTACTTAATTGATTAATGTAAGCTGGGTTGTCTAATTGTGTTAAATTTTCTCTGTGTGTTTTGCCATTTAAAGAATTATTTAAAATATTTTCTGCAAGTTCAGCATGAGCAGGGCTATCCCCTTGACCATTAATTATTTCAGTCATTTTAGCTGCTGCTTCTTGCTCTACTTTTAAATCGTTTTCTATATTTCTATGTATTGTAAATTTAGTATTTAAAATTTTTTCAAAAGAACTAGGATCAGCGCCTTTCATTTTGTTAGTTTCATCAATTATTTTTTTAATTTCGGGCAATTCATTTAATACTTCTTTTTTTCCTGTAATATAATCTCTTGCTAAAAGAACTTCTGATGTGCTGTTAAATTTTAATCTTTCCGCAGACTTTCTAATTAAAATTTGATTAATAGCATTTTTATATCTTATAACACTTGTTGATCCTAAATCTTGCAAGTCACCATTTTTTGATGCTGCTTGATAATATTTTTTAGATTCTTCTAATACAGTATTATAATCATTATTTAATGCGAATATTTGAAAATTATCTGACATATCCCAAGATAACTGAACTTGTGCATCACGTTTTTTTCCTTTTGATCCAGCGTATAAATTTTTTGCTGTAGAAAATACTTGTGCAAAATTTGCTGTTGATAAATTTTTTCTATGAAAAAAAGCAATTAATTCTTTTTCTTCTTCAGTAGCATTTTTAGGTAATGGCGCATTAATGTTACCTAATACTTGTCTTATTTCATCAATTCTAATACTGTTTTTACCAACAACTAATTTATTAATAATATTAGATTCTAAATCTTTTTCATAAGCAGCTAATCTATTTTCAAGAATTTTTCTTTGACCATCAAAAGCTGGGTTTCCACCAGTTTCTTGTATAAAAAAATTAAGTTCTCTTCTTAAGTCATCAATACTTAAATCAATAACTCCACCAACTTTTAATTCATTTAAAAAATTATTTGAACCAAAGGCTGCATTAATCATATTAGTTTGATTATTAATATTTATTTCTTGATTTGCATATTGATGCGCAGTAGTATTAATCGTTTCAATAACAGCATTTTGATTTTGATTAAGAATAAAGTTTCTACTTTCTTGAACAACATCGTCTAATATAGAAGGTTGTTCTTCTGCAAATTTATATATTTTATCATAAACTATTTTTTCTCTAGGGCTTAACTCACTTGAGTTTTTTGCTTCTAAAGCAGCTAAAATATTTAATCTACTTTGATTTCCTGCGCTATCTAATTGAATTGTATTTCTAGGATTATTAAATTCATATTGCAATTTTCTTGCAGTAACTTTTTTAAGTACCTCAGTTTTAAAAGTTTCTGCTACTCTTGAAGAAATAACATATCCTTCATTAGCAGACGCGCCATCTAATAATTCTTGATAAACTTCATTAGCAGTTTCTAAAGCTTGGAATGCAGTTTTTTCTAAATCTCCAGAACTTAAAATATTATCTAAATCTTGATTTAAAAAGTTTTGCCCTTTAGATAATAAAAAATCACCAAGAACTTTATCTTGCTGTTCTTTAGTTTTACTTTCAATATATAAACCTGTTGAGTTAACAATTGCTGTACCTGCTACCTTAACAGTTTCTTTCCATTTGCCTTGTGCATTTTTGTGTACTTCTGAAACATACCGTGACATTTCTTCACGAAATCCAGCAGGATCGTAAGTGTGTTTTAATTGTAATTCTGCTGCTTTATTTTTTAATTCTGTTTCTATAGAATCTCTAAACCTAGACTGTATAACTTTATTGTATGCTTCTCTTGCAACAATACCTCCAGAAAACAAAGCAGGATCAAGAGCTTTAGGTGCGCCTGTTTCTGCATCAAATGCTACTAAATCAGTTTGACTAATAGCCATAGCAGCATCAAGGCCAGATTGCTCTGCTTTTTTTAAACCTTCTGTTAATGCTATTTTATTTAATTGCGAAGCAGTATTGGCAACAGTTTGCCACATTTCATCTTCACCAGTTTCAAATCTAGTAACACCTATTGGTTGATTTATATAAGATCTTTTTTGTTTAGTTACTGCCATATTAATATACCTTACCAGTTGGATAACTTATTGGCGTTGGAGTAGAAGCAGGCCATATTCTTGCCATATTATAAATACCAGTAGCAGCAGTACCCATCATGTTAGCATACCCTGCGCTTAAAGCATTTGATCCACGCTCTCTTGCTAACCCTGCTTCAACAGTTCTAGTTCTAGATTGATAATCAGCTTGCAAAGCTATAGCACTTAAATCTTCACCAACAGTAATAAGATTAGCTTCTGCAAAAGCTTTTTGAGATGCACTATCAACATCAACACCACTTGCAGAAAACACAGCTAAGTTAGATTTTTCAGCAGAAATGTATTCAGCTACACGCGCATTTTGATTTTGCATAGCTTGTACTTTACCCATCTCTCTATCAATTTCTATTTGTCTAGCTTGCCTATCTTCAGCTTTTTTTTGTGCTTGCGCTTGCTTTGCTTGCGCTCCCATTTGAACCATAGTGCTTGTACCACTTGCTATTACTGGAACAAGTGTACTTGCTGACATACCACCTACTGCTGTTGCTATTGCTGCAAAACACATTAGAAAATTAACTCCGCTATAAGACCATTAACCTGCATTGGTAATGGTGCTGATTGACTTATTGTAATTTTAGGATCACGATTGTAACCAAGTAATCTAAATTCTTTTCTTCCTGTAACTGGTTGTTGTCCTAATGACAAATCATTGTTTACATTAGTAACAACTAAATTTGTACCATTGACACTTAAAGATAATGTTTTATTTAAATCTATAACAACAGTAGAAACACCTCTAAAGTCTCCTGTGGTTGGGCCATTTTGAGCTACTATATCTATAGGATTTGTTCTTAAATTAACATCAAACTTTAATCCTATTTCTGCATACGTTAATGTAGAAACAGAAGAAACATCTACATTTCCACCAGATACAGTAAACTCACCTACATAGTTTGTACCATCTATAACATTTACAACAGCTCCATTTGCGTAAGTAGCAGAAACATTAAACACACCTGCGCTACCAGTATAAACTTTAGCAACATCAGTATTTAAAGCAGATTGAAATTCGCATAAAAATATTTGATGAGTTCCTGCTCCAGTATTAATAACAACATTAGAAAAAACTCTATCGTCTATTGTTACAGCAGACATAAACTTACCTTGACAAGTAAATTCTGACCAACCTGCGTGTTTCTCGGCTCTGTTAGAATTAAAAACTGCAAGTGTTCCGTCATTGTTTACAACAAATATATAACTTTCTGTTCTATCTATTGCACCATAAAGTATACTCATTTCTTTTGGTGATTTAATAAGATGCGAAGAAAGCGTAGATACTGCACTTGCTGTATAAGCAGCTTCAGAATCAGCAAATAAAAACTCTCTAACAATAGACCCACCTTTTTGAACAAACACAGTTCCACCATCTATAACTTGCGGTCTAGCAAAGTTTGATCCAAATGGAGTTTGCCTTTTTATTGTTATTGTTGTTGGTGTTAATGGTTTATTTTGAAATGAAGGTATGTACATTTCAGATGTAGATGTAAATATTTGTAAGTCTCGATTAGAAACTAAATGACGTATTTGATTTATTTCTCCAATACTAGCAGTAACTTGTATTGAATCATTATCTTCCGCAGTGCCTACATCAAAATTATAATATTGTGCAGATTTACTCATCCAAATAGAATCAGGTTGAGATAAAGTTCCAGCAAATATTAATCTATTTTCGTGAAAAGCAACAGAAGCAGGATACCCTCTTAATACAGAAAACGATTGCTCTGACCAATCTAAAGTAGGAGCGTGTGTTGTAATTTCTGGCGCACCCCCACCATCTGCTGCTGCATTTGAGTTTCCTCCTGCGTCAAAACTATAATGATTATCATCAATAATAGCAGTAATAGTTCTTGCGCCATTTAAATTTGAAGCAGATATTCCACCTACTGCTCCTGCCTTAGCAATTGTAATACTATTTCCTACAGCCATTCCATGTTTAACATGAGTAACAATTACCTCAGCAGTAGAGCCGTTTGTTCTAAAAGCATTTACATCTAAAATTTGTTTTAGAGTATCTAGAATTGTTCCTTTAGCCATAGAAGAACTATAAACTTTAGTAATTTCTATTTCTTTTCCGTGATATTTTAATGTAACGCCAAGATGCAAAGAACTAGGATATTCTCTTGCTAAGTTACCACCAGTAGGATCTCCTGTTGTATCAAAATATTTAAAAGCAGAATTGCTACTTACACCTGCTTTAATAGTTCCTGCTGGATCACCACTTACTTGTATTCTTGTAATAGTTTTAAAATATGGAGAATGATCATCTGAAGCAACTCCTGCATTTGTACCTGACATAATTGCTTGCTTTGCTAAACCATCAACATCTGTTCCGTAAATAGTAAACCCTACACCACTACTATCATTGCCAGAAGAAGTTATTGTAACCTGTCTTCCTGTTGTAAAAGTAGCAGTTCCTCCTGAGCATAAAGCTCCACCAAGAACTAAATCAGCATTATTTGCTACTTCAGCTGCAACAGAAAGACCATCGTCATCTGCTACTTCCCCAACATATTTTTGTATACTCATAATACAATTTGTTCCACTCGTTGAGTCTGGATTTAAAGTTATATTTAATCCCTGGAATGAATAGTAAGGTTGATAAATTTCTGTAGCATCGGACTTTACATCAAAAGCAAACACTTCAACTTGAAATGTAGTAAGACTTGTTCTTACTAATTGTCTAGGCATAAACAATGGGTGACAAATAAACATAACATCACCTGCTTGTGCATAAGTATATTCATGCAAATATAAATCTGAAAAAGGTAATGCATTGCCATCAACATCTTGAGTTAATGTAGCTACTAAAGAAACTACACCTGTTGTTGGGCTAATTTGAAAACACCTTAGTTTAGCATTTTCTAAAGATATAATGTATCTTTCGTCATCAGAAAAAATAAATGGTAATAATCTTGATTGTACCTTAGACCCACCAGAAAAATTAGTTATTACTAATCTTGTTAAATCTGTGCTTTCTGTTGCTAAAAAAGTACCGCCATTAGGTTTATCTCTAGTAACAGTAACTACAGCAGCAGAAGGATTGGCTACAGTAAAACCAGCAATAGCATTAATAGCAGTATAAATATTATCAGCAGTTGTATTATTAGATTCATTTGGCCTAAAATAATGTTTATTTCCAACAGCAGAAGATGGTGCGCTTCCGCTTATTGCTTCAGATTCTAATATAAATAAATTACCGTCACCATCATAAAATTTTAACTGCGTACCAACAGCTATATTTGCATAATCAGATACAGTTATTGTGCAAGTTGTTCTTTCTACAGTAGTGTCGTATTCATAAATATTTTCTAACCCTGGTCTTTTTATTACTCCACCTTCACCGCGCAAAAATAAATTCTCTACACGCTCAGCAGATGCAGTATAAATATCTGAATCAGTTCTTGAAGAAAGAGATGGGTTTAATTCTCCAAATTGAAAATTAGAAATAGGTACTCGCACTTTTTGCATTAGGTACGCCTTTGTGTTACAAACCTCGATGTATTTAAAGTGCGACTTGTTTGCTGTTGTGAGTCGAGACCTCTTGCTTTAGCCATAGCCAATGCAGCTTTCTGTTCCATAAAATCTGAAAGCTGTGTATCTCTTGCAATAGAAATTGCAAATATACTAGCAAGAGAAAACTCAACTGCTAAAACAAAATAAGAAGGCCAATCTTCTTCGCCTACTCTAAATGTATAATCCGCAATTAAAACATCACTTGTTGTTGCATCACAGTATATTTTATCTGCATAAGATTGATATAATATTGGGTAATCATTTACTGTAACTGCGTGAAGCATAAGTGAGTCGCTTGGTAATTGATATGCTGCATCATATCTACCAGTAGGCGCGGCAGCTAATCTACTTAATTGCGCTTGTTTAGTAGCAAATCTCCATCTTGTATTTACAAGACCTGCTCTAGCTACATCTTCATATGTACTAGAAGCAACAAGAGCTTCATTAGTTCCATCATCAAATGATGTAAGAGGCTCTGCTCCTATTAAAATTAAAGCCCTGCTTGACACGTCAACAGGGGAATCCGCAGATGTACTCGTTACTGGCATATATACTACCTATGTTAATAGTAGGGGGGTTTTCACCCCCCTGCATTTATTAATCGCCATCTGTTTCAACGACAGCAGTGCCGTCTGAAACATCAACTACAGAGCCAGTGTTTGAAAGAACATTGACAAAGTGTGTTGTTGGCGTGTTTGTATCGCAAACAATCATCAAGTCACGAACAGCAAGCATATTTGCTGCATCGTTAAAGTAACCTGCTGTGTTTACGGTAGCAATTGCATCTGCACTTGTATAAAACCACAAGTTTGCATTTGATGCACCACCAATACGAGTTAGTCCACTTGCACTAAAAGCCATAATTAAACTCCTCTCTATGAGTTATTGTCAAGGACTTCATAAACGCCAGCGTCGTTAATTACGACAGCGCCCATGGACATCATTGAGGTTGCAAGGTGTGAAACTTTCTCAGGCACATAGTTGACCTCAGTAGAAACATCACTGTTTACACCAAGTCCAACAGCAGAGCTGTGATAGCAAATATTTTTACCAGCAGTAATTGCAGACGTTGAGAAAATTTTCATTCCTAAAAATTCTTTCATTGTCATACCACCAGCAAACGGCAGATTTTTATCACCGACATAATCAGAAGAAGCAAATTCTTCGATTAAGAACAGATCAGCAAAACCTTTCGGATGCATAGCCAAGAATCTTTGACCATCTTCTGGTACATCATTTGAACCTAAAGTTTCAAACAATGATAGCAAATCAGCTTTTGCAAGAGCAGAACCAGTATCATGTATTTGAGTTGAGCTAGCACCTGCATCCATCGCTGCATACAGAATAGCATCAGTCTTACGACCTAATGCAGCAGCAGCCGATTGAGCCACAGCTTGACGCTCGTTGATATTGATTTTTAACTCATCCAATTTGTCGATGTATTCAGCAGCATAATAATCTGCCATTGTTGCTTCGACTGTGCTGTGAGCTAGTTCCATTGGTGTAACATTGCCGTTGCGTGATTTTGTTGTTGCTTCAGCAGTACCAATTTTTTGGAATCTGACCACACTTCCAGTAACATTAGAAGTACGAACAGTATTCCGCAGCTTTGAACCCATACGTTGATACGCTAGATGCACATCAGATTCAAACTGCTTAATAAAGGCTGTATCAATTGTATTAGCCATTTTATCAGTTCCTTATTTAAGTTGCATTTAAAGTATCTTGAGTGTCCGCTCTGTCATATCAACGCAGTTATCCTTACGGGCTGCTCAATGAATTACGGGTCTTGATGGAAAAGCGTAAACATTCTTTCTATTCTTATTGCAACGCACAAAATGAGCCATATTAAAACCATGTTCATTACAATACATCTCAGTCAAATCAAAACCTAGCCAACCTAACCATTGAATCATTTTATAATTACCTTCCCAAGTATCTACAATAATTTCATGGTAGTGTGTGTGTAAATAATCAATTAACTTAGGAGATGCTTTAACAAAAGAAAACCAATTGTCTTTCATTTTTTCTGAAAATATAGTCCACATTAAAGCTTGTTGATGAGTAATACCAGTTACACCTACAATAGCTAAAGGTTCTTTATTATTTTCTATAACAAAAACATCAGGCGTTTCTGAATAATCAATTAATGATTTCATTAAATCTACTTTGTAAATAGCTTCAGCTTCAAAAAGATTTTCTCTACTCATAGTGCTATACATAGGAATAACATGACGTTTTTGTATGGGAACCATTTTTAAGCTCCCATGACTTATAAGGATTTTATCCATATAATTTTTTAAACCCATCGTCTACTTGCTTTACAAAATGAGGATCGCGCCTAGTCGCGTTCCAGTATCTTTCATCTTGCATCATAGCTTGCAAATCAGATTCGTCAAATGAAGATACAGGTGTAGATTCAGCACTAATTTGTGTGTCTTTATTTTTTGACATTATATGCTCTATAAGCATAATACCTTCTGCTGTTTCACCTAACTTTTCAACAGCACCACTTAATTCATCTGGAAAAAATTTATTAGCAAACATACTAACAGCTTCTATTCTAGTGTTAGCATTGTCTCCTAATTTTTCTGCTTCTGCTTTTAAATCATTTTGTGGAATAGCTGCTTCTATTCCTTTAGTGTACATTTCTATACCTTCTTTAAATTGATCTTGACTAAACCCATTATTAAAAGCGTGTTCAGACCACCAATTAAGAAGTTCATTATCTGTTGCTTGGCTTGCGTCTATAGATTCTGGAAGCTCGTAATCACCTTTTGTTTCTGGTCTATTAATAAATCTTTCGTTATTATAATCTTTTATAATATCTTCTTGCTTAGCACCAAGTTTAGTAGATAACTCAGTATAAGCCTTACCTAAATCTTCTGGTGTATTAAATTTTTCTGGAAGCCACTCAGGTCTTTCTGGACTAGACTCTTGTGGTTCTTGTATTAAAGTTTCTTTTGTTTCTTCAACTTGTTCATCCATTTGTTTTAATCCTATGTGCATGGTTAATACGATTTTCTATCAGGCCAACTATATAACGCTGCCCTTCTATGTGTCTTAATTCTTCAGTAGATACATTAGCACCGTGTACCATTTCAATACTTATTGATCTTAGGTACTTAAGAACTTCTTTGCCAGTAGGACTTTGAAATATTTGTGCAATATTTTTACTTATCTTTTTATCTTGCTCTGTTGTTCTTTGTATTCCATCAATGCCAATATTAATTGCTTGTTTATTGCTCAAGCATTTGCTCCTCTTGTTGAGGCTCCTGCATCATTTGTTGTTGCTGAGCCATTTGCTGTGCCATCGCAACTAATTGTTTACGCTCTTGTTCGTCACGAATCAAGCTATCTGGTACACCAAATTTTTTAGCAAGGAAAGCAGCAGTTTCTTCTCCGTTAATAAGAAGCTGCATCATCTCAGGGCCAAATCTACCTTGAATTAATTCTAAAAACCTAGCAACAGAAGTAATATCTTGATTAGCTTGTGCTTGTGCTAGTGGAGATACAGATTTAATTTTAACTTCCCTGCCATTTACAGTAGGTAAATCTATTCTTCCTTGCTTTTTAAGTATATAAATAACACGTTGCAACACTGGCTGCACTAATTCTGCTTGCAATCTACCAAATGCAGAGCCAATTCTTCTTGATAAATCAGCCATACGCTCTGCAACCTCAGTAGCAGATGCAGGAGTTTTATCTGGATTGCCTAACATATCGTTATATAATGCACGTTTAATATTTAAACGCATATCACCAAGAACAAGTTGCGCTACATCAAACCCACCTGCTGCTTGTATTGGTTGCAATCCTGCTGATCCAATAGCTTTTGGTATTATAGATCCTGGCACTAGCTGTATTGTATCTGGATTAACAATACCATCGTCATCCATTTGATAAATACCAGAGATAGACATCTGTGCATTTTCTAATATTAACTCTATTGTTAAATTAGTTGTTTTAATTGCAGAGAGTGCGTTCATAAGTGGCCCACGCCCATAAACTTCACCTGCGCATTTAGACCAACGAAAACAAATAAAAGGATTAGAGCCTACACCTGCCATTTGTTTATAATAAATAATACTCTTAGTTGTCATACAAAAAGCATAACTAAGATAAGCTTCTTGATTTTGTTTAGAATAATCTCTACATATTAATTCCAATACAGTTGTTGTTGCATT